GGGTGGAGAACCCCCTAGTCCTTTTGTATAGAGTCCTTTGGAGCGTTTAATGTACCATTGTCTGTCTCTCGAGTTATCGGTTTACTCCGAAGAGTTTCAGAGAAAAGTGTGCATACGTTATATACAAGAGATTTCGAAGGGGTTTAATCGAACTAGACCTTTTGTCGTTTGCCAGCGTTACTGGCTTTTTATGGTCTGTGTCCCATAGTTTCCTTAGACACGGATGTGAGCACATTCTTGCTCCAGTTTTATACTTTTTACTGAACGTCCTGAATAAAAGTCCCACGACTCTGATAAGGACTATCGTGGTTTGTCTACCGAAGTGTGGTAGTCGTCGTAAGAGCATACGGAAGTACCGGAGTTCTTTTAGAATTTTCATTTGTGTGGATTTGGTCCTTCGTGACTATCCCGGAACGGCGCATTCCTCTAAGATCCAGGAATGTATTTGAATTATTCTAGTAGATGACGAGTTATTATGACGCCACATGTATGCTGATTAGGTAGATGGTGGATTTGATGTAGTCTTCGAGAGGGTCTACGAACATAGAGAATAAGTGCTGAAGTACCATGCCCTGGGAAAACGCATATGTTTCTGTGTTCTATGTCCTTAGCACGCCTTCGGGTTTGAGTGTGTAGCTAGATTATCGTCATTAGCACCTCAGTAGCAATTTCTGAACATGCAGGGCAATAGTGATTTTAGTGCGGAGAACACCGCCCAAACAACCACTGTTTGTACCCCAGTTGTAGGGTACTCCCAAGTTGAGAATTCTGTTGAGTTTGCCGCTAGAGATTTAACTCGAACGGTAACTTTCCAGCTAGATGGTTTTGTTGTCAAAACCATGAAGGGTTTTGTTAAACTATATAACCCTGTTAATAAGTTGAATTTGCGACCAGATATTTGGCTTCCTTTTGGCCCTTATATGAGCCAAGGAAATGTTGATGATATGCCAATTCTGGTCGCGGCTCGTACTCAAGACGATATTTTCGCCTTCTTTGATAGGTGCTATACTGACCGAGAGGTTAGAGATGCATCTTATGAAGTTGTGATGAAGAGAGTTCGCCTTGGGCACTTGCCTGAAGAAGATAACTTTAAGGTTAACATTTTGGTCATTTTTAGTGATGGCTTGATGTATACCTTAGAGCTTACGTATAAGCGATTTGGCCATTTTGTTGGTTTAATTGGTGGTCAAATAGCCCAGTATTATCTCTCTGATGCGGAAGAAAGAGTATTAGAGAGGAAACTATTGGACGAGGATTTGGTTGATGTCCTTATTGATCTCGATGAGTATCTGTTTTCAGAGAGTCAAAGAGAATATGTTTGGATTCAACCTGAAGACTGGATGCTTCTTGCTGAGTCTGGTCTAGGAAAGAAGAAAGGCTCTGGTCAGCCCAAGTTATGCAGCGTGACTGGCCAGCCTCCTTTGTCCCCTCCTAGAACTCCTCCTCGTCCAGAGCCAACAATTTTACGGTCGCCAAACCGTGGTAGGGGTATTATCACCGACCTTGATTTGGTTCGGAAAGATAAGACGAGGGAGCGTGAGCGAGCCATAAGTCGTAGACGAGATGGGAAGCTCAAAAAGAACTTGGCCGCATTTACACCTCAGAGTGGTCTGTTTGATTCATTCAGAACACTTAGCGTGAAAGCTTCTCCAGAAATAGAGGAGATCGCGCTGCGTGCCAACACCAACTTGGAAAACCTTTCCAATTTGGTGCCCGAACTCATGACCCAGCTGAATGCTGTGGCTGAGCAGGGAGTTCGTGTGCAGCATGGACTTGACACCTCCGTGTTGCATGTGCCTATGTTCATAGCCACTGCGTCGTGTGCTATTATGGCAATCCGTTCCACTGATAAACGGTGGAAGTACGCTTTGGGAGCGTGCGGTGTTGCCTACGCAGCTTATGTAGCTGTGGAACATAAGGACTGGTTTTCGAAGCAGTTTAATAGAATTGTTTCGAGGACCGAAGAGGTGTATCATGATGCTTTAGAGGCTCAAGGTTTTGATCAACATTTGATTCATGATGTGAGTGGTATGTTTTTGGGATATATGTCCCTAATGACTGCTCGCAAGATGCCATCAGGTATGAAGATGGCATCTACTCTGAATCTTTTAAAAGACTTTGATCGTACCCGAGCGGGTATTACATCAGCTGTGTCTTTTGCGTGTGATTTAGCGCAGAAGATTGTTAATTATTTTCGTACTGATGTTTTGGGTTGGAGTTCTCTCCAGATAATGGAGAAAACTATTCCGGCCCTAAAACAGTGGTGTGATAAGGTTGATGTACTCTGTGATGAGCACCATGCTGGATTGTTAAAAGTGACTGCGTCTAATGCGTCACGCGTTCATAATCTCTTAATGGAGGGTCATCAGCTTTCTGCTATGCGTCTGAATCATGTTGATAGTATTCAGATGCGATCAGCGATGTCGACTTATATGACGACATTGCGCAGAATAGCTGATCCTTTTGAGAAAGCTAATCTTGCTGGATCAGGTCCTCGGATGGAGCCTGTTTGTGCTCTTTTCCGTGGTTTGCCTGGTGTCGGCAAGACTTATGTCTTGTATCCTCTTATTAAGAAAGTTCTTTCGAGGGTTTTGCCCCCGGAGGAGCGTGCTCTGTTCATGGATAACTACATGGATTTTGTCTATAATAGACAATCTGAGCATAAGTATTGGGATGGATATAGAGGTCAGCCTGCTGTTATCTTTGATGACTTTGGTCAGATAAGAGATGCAGCGGGCATGCCAGATAACGAGTATCTTGAAATTATTCGTGCTGGCAATATCCACCCCTACATCTGTCATATGGCGGATATTGGTTCTAAAGGAAACACTCTTTTTAAGGGTAAGCTGATTTTGGCTACTACCAATCAAAGGAGTGATTTCCAGCCCTCATCCATATGGGAACCACAAGCGGTTATGCGCCGTTTTGATCTCATTATAGATGTGGGTGTTAAAGCGGAGTATGCTGCTAATAAAGATGCTTCTCCGTTGAACCGTGTGATTGATCGTAATCACCCTGCCTTGGCAGATGGTAAATTTAATCCGGATATTTATGAGTTTTTTGTAGCTCAGAAGTTACCGGATTCTGGTGCCATTATCACCTCAGTTCATGCTCTATCGTTAGAAGATATAATCGATAGATTGGTAGATAAGTACCGCGACCGAGAAGCCCGAATGGACCATTTTATGGGACATTTGGACGTTATTGGTCGTGATGAGCTGAGCTTAAAGGCCCAGAGTGGCATTGGAAGCTCTTCCGAACCTGTTCGAATGACTGAGATAGTTGAGTTTGAGAAGGACTTTGATAATAATTGTCCTGCTTTTGAAGAAGAGGACTTAACTACTCTCTCACTCGAGAAGGTTGTTGAAAGATTTTCCAAGAAAGTTGATCCCACTTTTGCCAAGTGGGTTTATGAGTTGGAGAGTAGCAGTAATTGGTTTGACATTCGGAGAGTGATAATGCAACACTCTGGTGTTTTAACTGATGATGCACTCAAGGTACTTTACGGGATGAATCCTATGTTAATTAGTGAGATGTTGCGTAAGTACCCTGATATTCTTCCAGCTTATATTGAGGAAGTAGTTCAATCACCTTCCTTTAAGGTTAAGTTGCGCCAATTGCAGCAACCAGAAGATGGGTTGTTGCTTCGGCGACAAGCATGGGCTAAGGATGTGGTTTCTCGATACACCACATCCACTACCAATCTGTTCAAGTCGCTTTATGATAAGTTTATGTGGCTTGCAGATTGGCAGAAGGCCTTAGTTGTTGCTGGAACGATTGGTGCAGCTGTTGCTCTTTTTGCTGCTCCTTTTAGGAGTAGTAAGGAGAGCGACGATATTCCCGTGCTCATTGATGATGAAGTAGATGAGTATGTGAGGGATTACTCTCCTTTGTGGAATAAGGAGAGTGGACCGTATCCAATGCGAAAGTCTGGCCGCCGAGCTACTAAGTTCGAGCGAGCTAAGGTTCAGATCATTCACCCACAAGGTGGGGTTGATCCGAACCTTCCAGCGTTAGTTGACAAGCTGGTTAGTAAAAACCAGTATGAATTGACTTTGCATGGCTGGGATGGTCGCTTTGGATTTTTAACCATGATATATGGTAGAACTGGAATGCTCCCTAAGCACTTTATAGCCCAGATTCAAGGGCTTATTGACGCTGGGGAGGCTACGCGGGACAGCACCGCATATATGCATAATAAGTTTGCAGATCAATTAATTCCAGTTCCTGTACATATGCTGTTGGACTACAAGCAAGATGACTATTTCAAGGCCAATGATTTGGCGGCGGTCTACTTGCCCCATGTGCATCAGCATCCTGATATCAGACACTATTTTGTGCCTGAAGTCTGCTTGAGCAGGCCAATCGACATGATTGTTCAGCTTATTGGTGCTCGTAGGCACGGGACTAAAACCATTCAGGTTGAAAAATGTACTCCTGCCTGGGTCTATCCCCCCCAGAATGTTACTACTGAGGAGGGAGCTTATTCCGTTCGCAATTGCCTTTATTATGAGGCTTACACCTCTGTTGGTGATTGTGGAATGGTAGCCGCACTGCAGAATAGAAGTGTGGGTCCTGGAAAGTTCATAGCCATTCATGTGGCTGGAAATACCCAGGGTGCGGGCGTTGGAGCGATAGTGACTAAGGAAGCCTTAATGGCTATTTCTGAGTTGTTTCCGCAACAATATCCGCCACCAGCTCAGGTCGTTGAGCTGGAACCACAGTGTATGGCTCTTCCTTTTAAGGGTAACTTTGTGCCCTATTATGAGTTGCCTAAGGAGGTGAGCCAGCCTGTGGATACCAAGATCAAGCGGTCGGAGCTTTTCAATATGTGGGTTCCCACTGAGAAGGCTCCAGCTCGTTTGTCCAGAAAGATCTTGGATGACGGTACTGTGCTGGATCCTAAGCACATTGCCATAGAGAGATATGGAGGACCAACACCAGTGCCCGATTTTGAATTAATTCAGGTAGCTAGTGACTTCATTTTCTCTGAGTGGTTGCGCCATATGTCCCCGAATCGTGTCCCAAAGATTTATTCTTTTGAGGAAGCGTGTGAAGGGATAGAAGGCGTAGACTTTTGTAATGCTATTCCTAGAGGAACTTCAGCAGGGTTCCCTTATGTCTGTAGCCCTAAGCAGGGCTTTAGAGGTAAGGAGTGG